ATCGGCCAGCGCCAGCACCTCGTCGCCGAGCGGGGTCGGGGCGATGTCGGTGACCGTCCACAATCCACGCTCGTCGGGGCGCACCTCGACAGGCACGCCGAGCGGCATCGAATACCGCTCGCTCGACTCGCCGTGGATGGTGCGGCCGTGGTTGAACAGCACCTGGAAGTTGGTGCCTCGCTGGCTGATCGTGCGGTCGAACGCTGTCGGGGCGATCCGCTCGAGGTAGTGACCTTCCCGGTCGCGGATCTCCTGGTCGCGGCCGAACACGGCGGCGTAGGCGTGGAGCTGGCGGCCGGTGGCGGTCGAGCGCACCTCGAGGTCGTCCAGGGGCGCGTAACGCTCAAAGGCGTGCATGGTGCCTCCTTGGTGGGAGTGGATGCCGTCAGGCGGCGATGAGCAGCACGAGCGCCAGGGCGATGGCCTCGTCGTCGTCGGCGGTGTCGGTGTCGATCACCGGACGAGGTTCGATCAGGCGGAACTGCCGACCGGGCCCGCCGCCGGGTTCGGCCGGTTGCGGTTCGGGTCGAGCGCCGTCGGAGCCCACGCCCGACACCGTGGCGGCGCCGGAAGCGATGCCCGACGCCGCTGCCGTCGATGCGGTCGTAGCGGTGACGGTGGCGACACCGGCGGCTGCGACGACTGTGGCGGCCGTGCGAGCTGCGCCGACGGCAGACACCGTCGCAACGCCCGCCGCAGCGACAGGCGATGCGGCCCCGATCGAGCCGCCGGTAGCACCGACAGCCGACACGGTGGCAGCGCCGGCTGCCGAACCGGACGCCGCAGCGATCGAGCTTGACTGCGCCGACACGGTGGCAGCGCAGGCTGCCGAACCGGACGCCGCAGCGATCGAGCTTGACTGCGCCGACACGGTGGCGACACCGGCAGCGGGGATCGGTGAGGCCGAGCCGCTAGCGGCTGCCTCTTGGAACAGCAGCAGCAGCACGAGCTCCCTTTCGGATTACAACGCCTGGAGCTGAGCGATGAGCGTTTGGGTTTCGATGATCTCGGCGTCGGCCGCTGCCATCGCAGCGATGTCGCCGAGTCGTTCCGCTTCGGCGCGCAACTGGCTCTGACGGGTGAGCCAGCGTTGGGCTTGCGCGATCACGTCGTCGTGGTTCATCAGATCACCATGCACCGGAGAACGATTGACGAGGTGTTGAGCAGCATGTAGACGTACTCAATCTCGGTCGACCCGTCGACGTACTGCACGTCCCATGCTGTGTCACCGACGACCGCTGCGCCCTGCAACGGCGGCATCACCGAGAAGCCGTCCTGCTCGCCGGTCACGACGTTGAACCGGAACCAGCGGCCGGTGGCGTCTTTCTGACAGAACAGGAAGTCTTCCTTGTAGACCCACTTCGTGCCGGTCGTGAACGTCTCTGTCTTGGGTGCGTAAGCGAGGTCGTTCGTCCAGGTGTTCAGCGCAATGTCGTAGCGATCCACGATGGCGCCCGCTGCGCCACGGAAGCTGTAGATGTAGCGGCCGTTGAGGATGTTGGACTCGTTCGTCCACGCCGAGTCGGGCGACTCCCAGATCCAGTGGCCGGACATGCCAGCACCGGGCGCAGCAGCGCGGGCGACGCCAGGGGTCAGCGTCGTCCAGGTGCCTGCGGTGATCGAGTAGCGGTACAACGTCACCGCGTTCGACCCGATGTAGTAGATGAAGTCGTCGTTGCCTTCGATGCTGTAGACCGACGTGGCGTCTGGTGTCGTGGTGAACGCCGACGACACGGTGAGCGTGGTGCCGGTGTTCGATGAGATAGTGCGGATCTGACCGGCACCCGTGCCCGACACGATGCGGACTTGGTAGTTCGTCCACTGGTTCGATGTCCACGTCTTGGCGCTGTTCACCAGCGTCGTCGTGGTCCCACCAGTGGCGGTGCCGGTCGCGAACGACCGATAGTCGGACCCCAACCACGACGGCGTGGCGATCAACTTGGAGTCGGTGGAGATCGCCGCAGCAGGGGCGATGCCGTCGGTTGCGCCTGTCTCGGCAGCCGTCCAAGTGTTCGTGGCGAAGTCGTGGAACCGGAACAGGTTGGCCGTCGTCGTACCGGCCGAGCCGACCGCATTGAGCACATACCAGCGGGGCGTCAGCAGACGGAACGTCGTGGCAGTGGTGAACGCCGACGCCTGGGCAGCGACGGTGATGACACTGGACGCACCGAGAGTGTTCGACACGATCGGCAACGTCATACCAGCGTTCGGGCCACCCGTGATATGGATGCTGTAGCCACGCAGATCACGTTGAAGGTTCAAGCCGGTCGTGATCGTGGACGTGGTGCCAGCGGTCGCCGTGCCAGACGGGCCGACCGAGGTGGCCGTGGCGCACGCACCCGCACCGAACGTACCCGCCAACGCCGGCGACGGGAGCTGCGTCCATGCGTCCTCCAGCGGCGCGTATAGGAACGCTGTCGTCGCGTTGACCAGGAATAGCTGCTGCTGGCGGTAGTGCCGCGACGACGACACCAGCGTGCCCGCAGCAGTCGCTGCCGGGGCAGGGTTCAGCATCTCCCACCGCTTGAGATCGAGGATCTTGCGGTTGCCGTTCGTTGTGGGCATGTCAGGTCACCGAGATGTTTCTGCGAAGGGTGTCCACCTGGAGACCCATGAGGGCAGGGATCTGCGGCGCAGCGTTGATCGCGCCGATCTGGGTCTGGTTCGTGAGGGTCGACACGGTGGTCACCGTCGACACCGTGGTCACAGTGCCGACCGTGGTGATCGTGGCGAGCGTGAGCGACGCCGAGATGGCGTCGATGGCGACACGCAGGCGGTTGTTGACGTCGGGATATGCGTTGCCGATCGTGCGGGTCAGCGAGTGGAGCGACATGCGGATGGCTTCCAGCACCTCGACCAGTTCGCCCGTCCCGAACACCGGCATCGGGTTCGACGCCGACACGTCGCCGTCGTTGACGCCGTTCGCGCCGAGCGCCATCTTCACTCGCTGAAACTGCACGCCGCCGATGTCGTCGGTGGCGACAGACTCACCGGCACCCGGCAGGACGACGTTGTCGGCCACGTCAGTCCTCCGTCACGATGGTGCCGCTGTTGATGCGGGGCGTCACACCGGACGAGACAGAGATGGACGGGGTCAGCGAGCCCTTGTAGAGCACCTTGCCTGCGCCGCTCGCAGCGGTGCCGATGGCGAAGTGGGTGATCGTGTTGCTGCCACCCGTGCAGGCGGGGAAGTCGGCGTTGGCGACCAGGGCGACGGTGTTGTTCGTGATCGTGAAACCGCCAGTGGTGCGAGCGACAGCGACCCGGCCATAACCCGTGTAGGTGGCCTCGTTCGTCGTCTGGCTACCGCCTTCGCCGACGTCGCCGGTGTGCAGCGACAAGTGCAGGTTCGTCAGCGGCGAGCTGGCGGCGTTGTCTGCGATGTTGGCGATCGCAGTCCCATTGAAGATCAACCGAACCAGATCGTTCTCGAAGGTGTCACCCTTGGACATCAGTCCTCCTCCACCAGCTCGGCCGACACGATGCGGCCTTCTCGATCGCGCTTGAACTTCACCGTCTTGCGCTCAGGTCCGTTGTCGGGCTCGGGCTGCTCGGCTGGCATCTCCAAGCTGAGCTGCACCGGCACTGTCGGCACGTTGACGGTCACCTCGGGAGCGGCGACGTTGACAACGGGCGCAGCGACCTCGACCGGAGTCGGGTCGACCGTGACGTTGACAACCGGGGCCGGCACGTTCACGACAGGCGCCGGGATGACGATGGGCTCCTGGCGCATTTGTAGCTCGACCGTTTCGGGCAGGTGAATGTGCATCTCGGGCGACGAGGTGCGCACCTCATCGACGAGGGGCACCAGCGCCGAGCGTGCGGGCTCGTTGCCGCTGCCAGGTGGCTGCAACTGCACCGAGAACAGCCCCGAGTGCGAGGCACCGAGGCCGTCGAAGTTGCCGTCGGTCGCCGCCGACACGGCAGCGGCAGGGGAGAACCCGGCGTCGACCAGGGTGCGGATCGTGCGGGCGTGCGCCTCGCGGATGACCGCATCGTCGGCCATGTCCTCTTGCAGGAACGCCACGTCGCTGGCATCGAACCACAGCCGAGAACCGGCAGGCGGCGGCACCAGTGTCGACAGCGCCGTCACGGCGCTGCGCCAGTTGGGACGCATCGTCGCATCGGCGAACCGGCGACGGGCCTGGCCGTAGTTGCCCTCGTTCAGCGACGAGCCAGACAGCCCTTCGCTGAGGCCGACGATCACCGGCGGCACACCGCCAGCGGCGGCGATGCGGGTTTCGCCCGCACCCTGCACGGCCTTGATGGCCAGCTGCTCGAAGTTGGAGCCGACGACCTTGACGTCGGCGCCGCCTCCCAGGGCGAGCGTCTTGCCGGCGTTGGCGGTGCCTGCCGCCTTCGACCGGATGACCTCGGTGAGCCGGGCGAACTGCTCCGGCGACACCCCTGGGTCGAACGAGATGACCAGGTTCGGGGTCGCCTGGTTGGCGATGAAGTTGGTCTTGAAGTCCTGTAGCGCCGAGTCGATCTCGACGTCGGGCAGCACCGCCGACAGCCACGACATGCCGCGATACTGGGCGCGCGGGTCGGGCAGCGGGGCGAAGTGGGCCACCTCGGACACGTCGAGGAACACCGGGTCCTGGTCGGGCTCGGCGTAGACGTAGCCGGCCTTCACCCGGCCGAGCTGGCCGCCGAAGCGGTGCTCGATCACCTCGAGCACGATGGTGACGTACTCGGGCTGTAGCCGCAGCAGGTTGACCCGGTCGCTGCGGACGAGCGAGCCGGCGTCGATCCAGTAGCTGTTACCCGCAACGGTGGCGTCCTGCTCCATGCGGGCCAACAGGTCGTCGCTGCCAGCGCCGACCCAGGGCTGCTCGAGCGGGATCAGGTCGCTGTTGCCGTACAGCCGGCGGCTGGCCAGGTCTTGCCAGCGGAACGTGACCTCGCTGAACACCTGCATCCGCACCGCGGCGCACGCGAACGCGACACCGTTGGTCGAGTGCGCGTGGCGGGTCATGCCGGCGACGGTGCGTTCGGTGTGCTCGCGGTTGGTCGGCTTCTGCGTGAACCACGGCAGCCACGGCTCGATGAGCTTGGTGTATTCCGCGAAGCTGATCTGGCTGCGCTCGGTGTCGGCTGCTCGCCGGGTGCGGAACAGCAGGCTCATCGCGCCAGCCGCCAGGCGTAGACCAGGCCGAGCGCACCGCCGACCACCCAGCCGAGAGCGAAGCTGGCACTGGCGGCACCGATGACGATGGCGATGCCCGAGGCGATCTCGAGCAGCGAGGTCAGCTTGTCGCGCATCGTCACCTCACAAGTCGACGTAGGAAGCCCAGGCGTGGGCTTCGGTGGTGGTGGCGGGCGACGACAGCTGCGACCGGGCGATCGTCACAGCGACGAGCGGGGAGATCGGTACGGTGGACCGGCGCCGATCCCAGGCCCACGACTCGCCGAGCACACGCTCGGTCACGTCGGCTGCGGCCAGGTCGAGCGGGCCTTGGCCGAGCGGGCGACGCAGCCGACCCTCGACGACGTCGGCGAGGAACGCACCGCACGCCGCCTTGTAGTCCTTGGTGGACAGCTGTACCAGCAAGTCGGCGCTGATGCCAGCCAGCCGGAACGCATGCACCACGCCGCCGACGGTGGAGGTCACCGGGCCGGCGCCGTCACAGACGACGGCGGTCGGCTGCCAGCGTTCGACGAGCTCGACGAGCCGACCAGCGAGCCAGCCGGTGCCGGCCTGGTGCTCGATCAGCTCGACGTACGGGTTGGCCAGCGAGCCGGCCGCCATCGCGATCGACGCCCACTCGCCTCCCGGCGACACGTCGAAGCCGATGACGAGCTCGCCCGGTTGAACGTCGACCACGTCGGCCGTGCCGGTCGATGCCCACGCCTCGGCGGGGATCTTGGCGGGTCGGTCGGCGGTGTCGTCGGGCAGCGGGTCAGGCACGCCGAGGCGCTCCCGCAGAAACTCGCCGGGCGGCATCGCTGCTCGTTCGGCGTGGATGAAGTCGAGGCCGATGCGAATGCCCAGCGCCGGGTTGGCTCGGGCCACCGCCTCGTCGTCGTCGGGGTCGACGCCGGCGTCGTTGCCCCACTCGGCGAGGAACAGCCGGTTGGAGGTGCCGGCGATGGCTCGCTGGCGAAGCTGATGCAGGACGACGCTCGACGACATCGGCGCCGACGAGGTCAGCCACAGCTGCGGGTTGGGGCGGGCCGACAGCGTCGGCAGCAGCGCACCCATCATCACCGGCGTGACGGCGAACGCCTCGTCGAGGTAGACCGCATCGCCGGACATGCCACGACCCGAGCCGCCTGACCGAGCGATGAACCGCAGGCGTTCGCCGGTCTTGAGCTCGATGGCTTGCTCGCCAGCACCACGACGGATGCGGGCGACCACCCGGTCGAGCTCGGGAGCGGCTTCGATCAAGTTGCACAGCCGCAGGAAGTGCTCGAACGTGGTGCGGAACTCGTGCGCCGTGTGTACCTGTAGCCGCTCGCCGAGCAAGAACAGACCGGCCAGCTGGCGGGCCTCGAGGATCGAGCCCTTGCCGTTCTGACGCGGAACGATGACAGCGACCTCAAACGCTGAGTGTTTGCCGTCGGTGGCTTCGCCGAGCGCCTGCTCGAGCGACCACGCCTGCCAGTCGTCGAGGATCAGCCCGGCGCTGGCGGCGAACTCGACCGCTTCACGCCCGGCGCTGCCGTGTCTGTCGCTTGGCAGGTGCAGCAGGCTGGGCCGCTGCGATCCGGTCAAGACGGCGCTGCTTGAGCTCGTCGGCAAGGCTGCGCTCCCCTGTTGCGGCAATGCTGTCGATCTCGGCGAGGATGGCGGCCAAGCGGCCGGCGATCTGCGCCACGACCGCGGGCGGTGCGTCGTCCATGTCTCGGGCGAGCTTGTCCCGCATGGCCACCAGAGCGGCCCGGCGGTCGCCCGTGCTAGCTGCGGCAGCGATAGACATGGCTCCCCCTATCGCTCGTAAGTATGTGAGCGCATGCG